CTCACGCTGCTGCTGAACAGTACGAAGAGCCTCCCTAGCGCCAGTACCAACCGCGCCCATAGTCGCCCTGAATAGGGACTCTTTTTGCTTTTCAGGCAGCTTGCCCCACCAATCCATGAACCCGCTTTGACCGCCCTCGCGCCTAACAGACTCCGCTTCTTGGCGAAGCTGTTCAATCTTTACGTCTTCTAGCTCAGGGGCTTGGTATTCTTCTGGCTTATATTCTGGCAATGCTTCCATTTTGGGAAGCTCTGGAATTGCAACTTCCTCAGTTTGGAATGCGCCACTAAGAACGTCAGTCCCAAGATCCTCGTCAAAGAAGTCGCCAAAATCAACTAGGGTATCGAAGTCCATGATTAGCCTCCCCCTCCAAGGTTAATGTTTACTTGGGCATAGGGATTACCATTGTGAAGAGACATTAGAGTATTGATTGCATTCCTTCTTCCCTCGTCGGTTAGGTTTGTGTTTTGCATAATCTGACCAACTTGAGAGGTGAAGTTGTTGTAAGCCTGAACGCCTAATTGTTGCTGGCTAAATTGACGAGTTGCTGCGTTTTCTTGTGAACGAAACTCTCTATCAAGGGCGGCTTGGCCAGCGGCAAATTCACGTTGCGCTGCAGCATTTGCCATTGATGCGGCAGCAGATGCCCCTGCAGCGGCCATAGTTGCGCCAGCGGAAATGTTTGCAAGCTCAAGTCGGTTTTGACGATCAAGAGCGTTTTGCTGCGCTTGCTGGGTAAATGCAGAAAGATCACGACGAGACTGGTTCTCGGCATCTGTCTGCGCCATGATGGCCGCATTCATTGCGTCTGCGTAACGCTGCTCTGCTTGGTTAAATGCGGTGGCGTTAAACTGACTTGCTGCTTGACCCATCTCAGCCGCGAACCTAGCAGCAGTATTGGCTTGCTCGGCAGCAAACATCGACAGCCTGTTGGACTCTCCGGCATTAAAGATGGATGCTTGGTTTTGTGCGGCGGCTGCAAACTGAGAGGCTTGGTTCTGCGCGTTAGCGGTAAACTCGGAAGCCCGGTTGGCTTGCTCCGCGTTGAACCTGCCATTCTGGTTCCGCTCTGCCGCAATAAATTCGGCAGCACGGTTTTGCGCCCCAGCCAAGAATGCAGAGGCTTGGTTTCTGGCGTCAGCCGTAAAGCGCAATGCCTCGTTACCCATCTGGATGTTCTGGGATTCCATGGCGTTTTGCTGCGCCACGTTAAATTGCTCAGACTGAACATCCGCTTGGGCAATCTCACGCGCTCGATCAAGGATTGCTCCTTGCGCTGCGCCTGCGGCCATGGACGAATTGAGCAATCCGCGACGATTAGCTTCCGCCGTAGCTTGTGCAACAGCCCGCTGCATGATCGGGGAATCAGCCCCGGTAATGCGCTGGATGGCTTGGCTTACATTCTCAGCCGTGGTTTTTGCTATGCCCTGAAGAGCTTGATAGCCCTCCGCCTGATAGCCACGGGCTTCATACCCCTGCGCTTCCGGGGCTTGCTGGGCTTGATAGCCACCGGCTTGATACCCAACCGCTTCAACTTGCTGGGCCGGAGCAACTTCTACGGGCTGATAAGATCCACCCTCAATCGTCTCTGGCGTAATTTTCTTAATATCCTCAGCAGCAGACGCAACCTCATAAGCTCCCTGCGGGGCTGCTGTTGCCGTAGGGGCAGCTTCAGCAGAAGTTGCCTGCATTGTCTGCCTAACGCCGCCAAGAATTCCGGTTGGTTGATATTCTGGAATGGTAGCAACGGGGGTTTCTTGCGCCCTAGCTTGAGCCTGCCCGGGAATAGCGGTTTGTGCGGCCGGGGCTTCTGCAAATGCAGCCTGCGCCTGACGGGCGGAGGCAACGGGTGCTTGCATATCGTTGCCAACAAAGTCAGGAGCAGGGGCCTCAGTGGGGTTTAGCACGGCTGGCTTAATAAGGCCAGCATTGGGGTTAGGAGCAACAGGAGGCTTTGTCTCAACCCCGCCAGTAGGGACGGCAAGCGTCTGGCCAAGTGGCTCGGCAAGAGTGTCGCTAAAGACATTCTGATCCATAGCCCCTCCAAGAAGCCCATCTTCAGGCTTCATGGGCTTGGTGAGGTCTAGTTTTGGGGGATTGGCCATACTTATCCTTTCACAACTTAAGTGTCTGTAACGATTGTTTTTACAGTCCCATCGGCAAAGATGACCTTTAGATCGCCATCAGCCGCATCTACATAAATCTTTGCGTATCCGGCAGTTGCTGTTGGGGCCGTCATGCCATCCTTTAGCTCAACAGCGCCATCAACTTTTAAGGTTATGAATTCACCTTCGCTGTGGTCTACTTGTATGTCTACAAAAATAGATCCAACTGTTGCTGACTTTCTAACGCAATACCCAATGCGGGCCGCATGATTAGGAAGCGCGGGCCTTGTAGATGTCAGTTCACCGGCTGTAGCAGCAGACAAATAAACCTGTGCGCCTTCGGTAAGATGATCCGTATCAATGTTTCTTACCAAGCCAAACGTACAAAGAAAGGCTTTATTACCACCAGTAGATGATTCAGACGCAATTCCTAAAACCGTATCGGCCTGTGAAGCATTTGACGCTATAGCCTTTGCAGCCTTTTTGTTACTGCCGTCAGATCCAACAAAGTAATAAGCCTTGCCTTTTGTTATGCCGCTATTTGTTGCCTCTTTTACTAGCATATCTTGCTGAAGGCCAATAGATAATGCGACATTGCCGCCCTTCAGGCCAATGTCTAGCGTTCCATCCGTGTCGTTCCATTTCAGGCGTTGAGCTGCGTCTGGATAAGTATCGGCAGAGAAGTCAATGTACCCAAATACTGCCGACACATTTCCATACTGGGTGATTACCTTCCAACCCTCTGAGTTTGTGTAAACGAGGGTTTCGCCAGCCTTAACAATAACCTTAATTAGTTCGTAACTAGTACCGTTGTTGTTAATTCTTACGGTGATCGTGCCATCTACTGTGTCATTGTTGCGGATATGAACAGAGTCTATTTCTCTTACAAGGGCCTTGTCTGGCGCTGGGCAAATATCAACTGCGGTAGTGCCATTAAGAGATGATGTTATGGACTCAATGTAAAACTTTACTTGAGCCTCATTGCCCTTATCTGTATAGCAAACTACAGACGTAGGCTGCGTTGTGGTCGCGGCTGCGTTTAGGAAGGCCTGAAGTTTCTGCAAATGGGAATCAAGACGAATCATTTCTTGATGTCCCCATTTTCATCAATTACTTTCCATCCTGAATCAGCAGTATAGAAAAGCGTTTCTGACTGTCCTATCTCTGCTGTAATTAGCTTGAACTCTGAGCCGTTGTCGTTATAAGTAACTGTTGCGCTGGCCGTAAGCGGGTTGTTGTTTTTAATGGTGATTGAGTCAACTTCCCTAACGGTAAGGTTTGTTGGAGGCGGGCAGATAGTTGTATACGAGCGGCTATTTATTTGGCTCATATAAACGCCAGCCTTTGACGGCGGGAACGCCTTTGTCACTCTTTCGCTAAAAGCCACAACGACATCTGGAAGTAATGCAGTTCCGCCCTCAAGCAATGAAACGCCGCCATCTTCCAACAACAAAAGATCTCCGCTTTCCAAAAGCAAAGCCGGAGGGGCAATAAGAGCCCCAGTCAGAATTGCCTTTAATGACCTTTTTGTGTTGTCGAGACGAATCATTAACCAACTGTTCCCTTGACTTGAGATGCGTTATTTCCAGCAGTAAACGTACAAGAATTACCGTTTTGCCTTACTGCATAGCCACCGCTACCACCTAAACCAATACCAGTTCCCGGGCCTCCGCATCCAGATGGGATAACCGGCCCGCTGCCAGCAGTACCTCCATTGCCATCTTGACCCCAATCTCCGCCAGATCCGCCAGCGCCGCCAAAATTTCCGAAGCTGGTTCCACCTGCCCCGCCAGCGCCAGCGGCAGAGCTAGAACCGGAGCTTCCTGTAACGCCGTCATACGGGCCGGGGCCTGCGCTCGGTGAACCAGTTTCTCCAAACGGGCCGCCACTAGCGTTGTTATATCCACGACCACCTCCGCCTCCGCCGCCACCGGCTCTGGCAGTACCGGAAGTAAATGGGTTGCTATCGGCAACTGAGCCACCGCCACCTCCGCCACCACCGCCCCCAAAAATATAACCACTTGAGTTGTTGATAACAGTCGGAATGCGAAGGGTTATGGCGTCCCCGCCATTTTGGCCATATCCAGCGCAGGACAAATAAGAAGTTCCACCAAGAATATAAGCGCCGCCTCCAGAGCCTCCGTTGCCGCCGGTACCGTAAATCCCAGCGTTGTTAATAATGTTGCAGGTACTACCTGCAGCCCAGCCCGTTCCTTGGTCAATCCCATATTGACAGTCAGCGTTGACTGTAAGATTTACCTCAACAGCATCCGTTGGATTGCCAACTTCAGAACGAAGGTTATAGGTGCTTGATTGCGTGGAGGAGATAGTGACGTTAATTACGCGCCTACCTCCAAGCATCATTTGAATAATGCTCACGACAGACCGGCTCCAGAGATAACAAACGTATTAGATGCAACGCAAAGAACTGTGCAAACCCCATACTGGGCAAGCGTCCTGTTACCGGTCGTTGAGGTTCCAGCAAAACGCAGGGTTACGCCAGAATCTTGCGTAATGGTCTGGTTTGACCCGGAGTTGTTGTAGATGGAAACTGCATTGCCAGCAGAGAAGACGCTTGCCGGAACAGTAACGCCGCCAGTTGTGATGGAGATGTGCTTGCCAGCATCTGAGGCAATCAGGGTATAGCTGGAAGTCTTGGCGTTTTGCGGGATATCGCGGACGTTACCAGCCGTGTCAGTCAGGGTGGTAAATGCGCCAGTATTAGGGGTGCTTGCGCCAACAGTACCGTTGATGTTGATGCTGGCGGTTCCGGTAAGGTTGGTAACAGTCCCAGATGATGGCGTACCAAGCGCACCGCCGTTGGTGACAAACGCACCAGCCGATCCTACGTTGACAGCCAACGCAGTTGCTACGTTGCTTCCGAGGCCAGAAACACCGGTAGAAACAGGAAGTCCGGTGCAGCTAGACAGGGTGCCAGATGATGGAGTACCAAGGGCTCCACCGTTGGTAACAAACGCCCCGGCAGAGCCTACGTTCACGGCAAGCGCGGTAGCTACGTTAGTTCCAAAGCCGGAAATGCCTGTAGATACTGGGAGTCCAGTACAGTTACTAAGCGTCCCGCTCTGAGGGGTGCCGAGGATAGGAGTGGTTAACGTCGGGCTGGTGGCAAACACCAAAGACCCAGATCCGGTCTCATCCGAAATGACGCCAGCAAGCTCAGACGAAGACGTAGCGGCAAGTGCGGACAGCTTATCTGTGGTGACAACCAACGTTTTGCTAGACGGGATTGATGTTCCGTTGATGCTGGTTGCTGTAGCAACACCAAGCGTCGGAGTAACAAGAGTTGGAGAGGTGGCAAAGACAAGCGATCCAGAACCAGTCTCGTCGCTGATTACACCAGCCAGTTCCGAAGAGCTTGTGGCAGCCAAGACCGAGAGCTTGTCCGTGGTAACAACAAGCGTCTTCGTGGACGGGATGGTGGTACCGTTGATGCTAGTTGCGGTCGCAACGCCAAGCGTCGGCGTCACAAGCGTGGGACTGGTAGCTTTTACTGCGCTACCCGTGCCAGTTGTCGTGACGGCCTCAAGGGCAGTTCCTCCAGAGTTGACCGCAACAATCTTGCCGCCGTTGCTAGTCATTACCGGCAATTTGTCAAAGCCGTCCTCAATGGACTCAAACTCAGCCCGCATAGAAGCGGACGATCCCTGTGAGCCTGTAGCCGGATTCCCGGAAGCAGTAAAGAAGCTATTTGCCATGTCTACCTCAGTTGTCTGCGGTCGCTATAGTGGGTAAGCACACCAGTAATCTTGTGTGGCTTAAAGTAATCGCTATTGGAAATGATGATGATTGAGACGTTCTCGCCAGTTCCGGTCATGTCGGCTTCGATTGGGGTAATTGGCTTGCCATCCCAATAGAAAGCATCCCAGTAAAATGAATCCCAGAATGCAGTCCCAAGCTCAATCGGGATGTTTGTGGTTCCCGGCTGAAGGAGACTAGTGCCGCCATAGTTCAATTCGTAGGAGAAGTTCATCTCTGAATAACCTTCTCCCTTTACCTCAAAGGCTGCTTGCCGGAACCGCTTTCTCTGTCGCGGACTGCCAGAGAAGTTGTAGGCAAGATAGATGTAAGCCTCCATTGACGTTCCATCGAAGCTGGTTCCCCTGTCAAACTGATAGACGTAGCCATCAGTCGAACCAAAGAATGCCAACTCCTCGCCATCAGAGTTTTCTGCCGAACACGCGCACCTGACGGCGTGTTGATACAGAACCGGCATGATCCCCATGACCTTTCCGCCAGACATGGTGACGTAATAGCCAGACTTATCAGTAAAGAAAATACGGTACTGGTTTTTTTCTCTAATGATTGCCGAGGCTGAAGTAATGCTGTTCTTTGGAGTCAGATCGTTTTTGATCTGTAGCGAAAGCGTTGCGTCCTCAAAGTTGCCGTAGTTCTGGCTAGTAGCAAGATCGCAAATTCCACGCTCGTCATAGATAACCGTGCGGCCTGAAATCTTCTGCGCCGTGTAGGCGTAAGCGCCAGCTTCGTTCTTAAACGACACCAGCTTCCAATCTACAACTCCAGTTCCATACAAGGTAAATGTAGAGTTGCGGCTAAGGATAGACAGCGCACCTCCGCCTTCCGCACCGGGCTGGTTTGTAAGACCGGTAATGTCTTCGCCAACAGCCAATTCTCCAGCGCCGATAATGGCATTCCAAGAGTAAGGTTCTCCCGGGGCTGAGTGCTGCAGCGAGGCACCAAAAGATAGAAACAATTGGTTCTGGTGTATGGCTATGTGAGATGGCGCATCTGATGCCATACCAGTCCGGATGGGGACAAAAACAGTTCCATCAAACTCAAATGCACGGTTCTGCCCATCGCATCCGTACATCCTGAATGTACCGCCAGAGCCGCCAAAATTACCGTTTACAAACTCAAACCTACCGCCCGGAACTGCGAAGGTGATGGCAGTCTGAGCGCCACCAAGGGTAACGACGCCGCCGCCAGTAGTGGTAGCGGCACCAGCAGCAAAGTTTCCACCAGTCCTGCCACTAAGGATTAGGCGGCCTGTATTGATTCCAGATAGCAATGTTCCGGTTTCTAATACAACCCTTTCAATAGTTGCCGTAACACCGCCTTGGGAAATGGTATCGCCTTCGCCAACGCCGGTATTTGAGTTCGTAAACTCAATCTCTTCGCCAAGGTCAACGGCAGTCCACCCGCTAACTCCAGCCTTGTGCATGACGGTTGCGGTGCCGCCAGCATTGTTTCTGAAGGCATATACATCATCGTCATAAAGCCAGACGCCAAGAATGTTTCCAGAACCCGGCACAACAGCAATATCTGATCTATAAACATCTGCAGCCAAGTTCAGGTACTGGGCATCAAGAATTGATGTAGACGCGGTTCCCGCAGATGGTGATGCGGCAAACGTGCCAACCACGTTTCCGGACTTGCGAAGGTTCCCCGCAGGCCAAGCGCCAACAACCTTGGTAAGAATAAGCTGACCAGATGCTGTCGCTATCACTACCGCAGTAGATGTTCCGGCATTGTCTGTAACGGTATCCCCAACGGAAACAGATCCGGTAAGGGTGCAAGTGAGGATGGAGTATTGGGCGCTAGAGGGGCTAGTGCGCCCATCGTAACGCTCGTATCCATCAATCCTTCTATAACCGCCGTTAAGGTCTTGCTCGTAGTTCTGAGCCCTTCTGCACATTCCGGGCGGCACGTTAAGAGGCGGAGTAGTAGTGTCCAGACCTCCATTAAAGGCCGTGTATTCGACCTTTACCGGAACCTGCGGAAGCGGCGTCATCAGGCCAAGGGAACCGCAAAGCGCGGCTCCGGCAGTTGGTTTGCATCCAGATGCTTCATCAGGTCAGAGTATTGAGCCTTGGCCTCAACCCAGACTTCCGGAGCAGATTCGTAGGCCGCATACCTACGCAAAGCCCCAAGCCAGATCAGGCTATGAAATTGAGATGGCATCTCCGGGGTGTCGGAGTCATTGGTCAGGGTCTGTGCAGACTTCTGGTAGTCGCCAGTAACCGTGTAGATACCGTCAGGTTTTGATCCAAGAACAATGTTGTTCAGGGGGTCAAACGTAACAAAGGATGGATAGCTATCTACTTGAGTGCCGATCTTGAAGATCTGTTTAAAGTCATCGTAGACGATATAGGTCAGCCAGCCTTGGGTGCCAACACCGGAGGCTGTCTTGTAGATCTTGAATCCATCCGGCAAGAACCGCCCAAAGCGGGTGATGGCGGACGATGTGTAATCATCCGTACAGTCAGAGTACGAATAGGTATCGTCCGCCGCCACCGTTTGGAGACTAAAGGAGCTACGCATCCACCTCCAATTGGGGTGCCTGTTCTGGATTTTTACCCACTCACCATTAATCCAGTTCGCAAGGCGCAAAGTCTCACCAGTCGCCCCAACAATTGAAGTTGGCGGATTCCCGGAGATACCCGCCTCGCGGTGCAGGTCTTGAACCAATTGGATGTAAGTGCTCATGCTTCGGCTAGTACCTTCTTGAGCCAGTCATGCCCCTTCGGATTGTCATCTTTGACAATAGAGAACGGGTATTTAAGACTGGTAGTTTTGGGATAGCGGAAGTTCATGTTGCCGTCACGATCCATAAACTCTTGGTTCTGGAATGTGTCAGCCTTTGCCCGGGCAAGAACCTCGACAAACTTGCGCTTGACGGTTTGCTCGTTGCCGCGAAGGAAACGCTGAACCCGACCATCATTCCAAACCTCGACGATGGGGGCGGCATTCTTGTCTGTCGTGGTATGAACCATGATCGTTACAGGCTCTTCCATGAACGCAAGGTTTGCAGCCTTTTCCTTCCACTCCGGGCCATCTACAACTTGAATTTCCGGGTGCTCGATACGGGCTTCGCCAGTAGACGGAACGACCGCCGCGCCAGCTTGGCCAATTTGCTCTTCAGTAGTGTCAATCTTCTTCTTAGGACGTCCCATTACAACTCTCCTTGTCAGTTTGTATTGCGTCAAAAATAGACCCTTCGTACTGCTTGAGCCCTAGGTGCCGCAACTTAACTAGCGGGTCTAAATGCACCTTGAACCCCAACTTCCTTACATCATCAAAAAACGCCATGTCTTCGCCAATCCTAGTTCCATCCTTCATACCAACCCGGAAGACTTGGGCAATCTCCTTACCGGTAATCTGATCCACGGCCTTTGGCGAAAAGCTAACCAGTTCCTCAATAACCCTTCTTGCTACTACCGTAAACCCAAGACCAGCCCCCTTTATCTCAAATAACCCTAAGTCATCAGAGACTAGTGGCGGATCATGGTTTATGTAGAAGGTTGTTGGCTCCTTTTTGGCTGGGTAAGTTGCACAAACAATATCTCTTTTTTGAGATAAAGCCAGCATTCGGATAAAGTCATTAGGCTCCCAAACAATATCCGAATCAATCCAAAATAGTCTGCTGCAATCTGTCTTTAGGAATAGGTCTATAACCTCATCTCTTGCCCATTGTATTACTGCATTGCCCGCAACCAAAGCCAATTGGGCTGGTATTCCCATCGTTTGGCATTTGCCAAAAGTCTCAATTAGGCTCCTTACCGTAAGGGCATGAAAGTCCCTACCGGCAGGTATCCCTACCGCAACGCTTAAACCATCAAGCTTTATTTGCATGGCTTTTGCAGAATCACGGCAAGGTGATGATCGCCATGTTTCTCCAAAGCCAGAATTACAAAATCCTTTTCCCAGAACCAACGGTAGTCGGTAATAGGCATATCCATTGCAATAGCCTTCTCATAAAAGCCTTGGCTTAACATGAGGAAATGGTTTGCATGGAAGAACCGGCTATGGCCCGGATCGGCAATGGCATCGTCCCCAATGGGAACCAGAATGCTCATCGTGCCACCCGGCTTCAATACCCGGTGATACTCACTCATTTCGTGAAACCAGCCGCGCCAATCGCCTTGTTTGCCCCAATGCTCTAGGCAGTCATAGGCACCAATCTCGTCAAAGTGATCGTCCTCAAATGGAAGATTCTTTGACCAAAAATTAATATCCAGATCAACAACCATGTCCGGATTGCAGTTAGGGTTCATGTCCACCGTAACCAGCGGCTCTACCCAAGTCTCATTACCCTCAAAACAAACCTTCTTTTTACGCGAATTTCCACAACCAATAAGCAAGCTAGGCATATGCCCTCCTGTCAGAAAGGTGGCGGTTTACACTCGCAGGGAGAGCCGCCGTCCCCGCTGACAGCCCGGGCTAACCCGGGACGAGATTCTTGTCAGTAATGTTAGGTAGCCGAGAACGGCGTAGCCAACGTACCAGACCCATTGGCAACAACGCGGATATTCCAGACGTTGGCCCCAGAATCCCAGCACTCAATAAGATCTTGGCCAAGGCCGCCCGTGGTCGTGCGGTTAAGCGTGACCTTATCCGAAGTGGCAGAGGTAAGAAATGCTTGAGCGTTTGCGGCGGTCGAGTTGACCATTACAGCCAAGCCCTTGACGGTATCCGTCGTGCCGTTCGCAGCCACAACAACCGAGCCCTGAGTCTGGGCAATGTTGTTAATGATCGTGAACTTGACGCCGGAGCCGGTAGCAACCGGCAGCGTGAAGGTGTTGGCAACCGTCGAGTTGGTGTTCACCAGCAGAACACGCTCGCCGTGGCTGGCAACCGACAGGCTGAGGGCCGTGGCGGTCGTGGTAACGATTCGGGC